AATTTATCCAGAATTATCTTATCTTGAAAATAAGGAGACAATAGAAGAAAAGTCATGAAAAAAAGTAGAAACTATGAGTATGAAGATATGGATGAGAGAAAGCAAAAGAAAAACCATAGAAAAATGATTCAAAGAAAACAAAGACATCATAATCGCAAGAATTTGAATGAAATTGTTGATTCTTTGAATTATGGAATTAATGATCTAGAAGACTTTGATGATATGGAAGAAGATTATGAGTAATCCTAAAAAATTATCAAAAGAAGAAGTTGCAAAAATTCTACAAGAGTCATCTAAACAACTTATAGAAAAGAGTTATCTAAGCACACCTAAACAAGAACCGGCAAAGGAACAAACACCAGATCCACCTAAGCAATCGTTTTTTCAAAAAGCAAAGTCTTTTACAAAATCAATGATTTCAAGAGGAGTATCTGACAAAAAGTGTTCAACAGAAACAAAGGAATTAAGACACCACAGTTGTCATGGTAATATTTCTATGGGATTAGTGCCTTGTGATAAGAGAAAAGGAAGTTCTGTTTTCCAAGGATCTTTTTACTGTGGTGCATGTGGTTGTGGTGACAAGAAAAGCACACAATTGACAAATATAAAAGTGAACGGAAGTGAATTATATTCTAAACTTGATTATCCCTTTGTTGCATGTCCCCTAAAAATGCCGGGTTTTTCTAATTACGATTCAACAGAGAAAAATTTTAGAAAAGAAATGATTGAATCCAAGTTTGGAATCGATTATATTGTAAAGCATAGCGCAAAGAAATAACAAAAAGGATTATATTATGGTAAAAACATCTATGAAAATTTCAAAGACCACTTTTGACATTCTTAAAAACTTTTCTTCTATAAATTCGAACATTTATGTTCAACAAGGAAATGTTTTAGGGACAATTTCTCCAATCAAGACTATTCTTGCTGCAGCAGAAGTTGAAGAGACATTTGACGTTCCTTTTGGTATTTTTGATTTATCAAAGTTTCTTGGAACAGTATCCCTGTTCAATGATCCCGACTTTACCTTCCATGAAAAGTATGTGACGATTTCAGATGACAACAGGAGTATTAAGTATCATTATTGTGATCCACAATTACTCACAATCCCCACTCAAAAGTTGGAGATGCCAGAGGTAAATGTTTCATTTGAGTTAACACAGGGGGATCTGAATGAAATGAGAAAGGCATCAGCAGTTCTAGGTGTCTCAGATATTACCTTCAGAAAGAATGATAATGAAGAATTGGAAGTTCTTGTTCATGATAAGTCAAATACCACCAGTGATTCTTATACAATCAATCTAGGAGAAACTGATTGTCTTGCTAATTTTTCAATGAACATTCTCTCAGACTATCTGAAAATTGTTTCAGGTGACTATAATGTAGATTTGAGTTCAAAGAGAGTTGCAAGATTTACCCACAAAAATCTAGGTCTTGTTTATTGGATCGCACTAGAAACGGATTCTTCCTTTAATGAATGAGATAGAAACAACAAAAGATCAATTCCTATTTGTTGAAAAATACAGACCACAAAAAATTAAAGATTGTGTTTTACCAGAAAGACTAAAAGAACCATTTGAAAAAATGGTTCTTTCTGGTGAATTACAAAATTTATTATTGTCAGGTGGTCCTGGTTGCGGAAAAACAACAGTAGCAAAGGCTCTCTGTCTTGAAATGGGGTGTGATTCTATCATCATCAATTGTTCAGAAGATGGAAACATAGACACCCTAAGAACAAAGATAAGAAACTTTGCCAGCACTATTTCTTTATCTGGATCTAAGAAAGTTGTAATACTTGACGAATTTGATTATTCAAATCCAAACAGTATGCAACCTGCCCTTAGAGGGTTCATGGAAGAATTTTCCAAGAACTGTAGATTCATTCTGACTTGTAACTATAAGAACAAAGTAATAAGTCCTCTTCATTCAAGATGCACTGTTATTGATTTTACCTTCAACAAGCAGGACAAACCTGAATTATGTAACCAATTTTTCGAACGATGTAAGTCTATTCTTGAAAATGAAAAGATACCATATGACGAAAAATCTTTGGCTAAATTTATAGTAAAGTATTTTCCAGACTTTAGGAGAATACTAAATGAGTTACAAAAACAGTCATTAACAGGAAACATCAATGAGTCTATACTCTCAAATGTTATCAATGACAAGTTAACAAGTCTTTTTGGATACATGAAAAAAAGAGATTTCACTTCTGTTAGAAAATGGGTTACGGAAAATTCGGATAATGATTCCATACTTATTTTTAGAAGCATTTTTGACCTTTTAATGGATAAATTGGAGGAATCTTCGGTTCCAACTGCAATATTGATATTAGCCGAGTATCAGCATAAAGCTGCATTTGTGGCAGATCCAGAAATCAATATTTCTGCTTGTCTTGTACACCTCATGATGGAAACTAAATTCAAATGAATGTATTTTCCTTCATAGATTCCATAGCATATAGTAAAAAAGACCTATTAGAGGAAGATATTGGTCTAGAAAAACAATATGTGCCTTATATCGTAAATAGGCACTTATCCCTATTTCCTGACACTATCTTCCATGCCAATAATATGAATAGTCATGGAATTTTAAGTAAAAAATTACAATATGACTATCTTAGACTTTCTATTCGAAAGAGAAAAAGATACACGAAGTGGCCTAAAAAAGTAGAAAATACAGATATAGATTCAATCGTAGAATATTATGATTGCTCAAAAAGGAAAGCAAAAGAGTACCTTGGGGTGTTATCTGATGCTCAATTGAACAAAATAAAGCATATTTTAGAAGGCAAAAAAGGATAAAATATAAATAATAGGAAATAACATAATAATATAAGGGAAAGTAAGTTATGAATACTAAAATAATACCAGAGGATCTTCTGGAAGTGACTTTTGATGATGAAGAAAATTTTCTTAAAATCAAAGAAACACTCACAAGAATAGGAATTTCATCGAAAAAAGAAAACAATTTATATCAATCCTGCCACATTCTTCATAAGAAAGGTAAGTATTATATTGTTCATTTCAAAGAAATGTTTCTTTTAGATGGACTTGATTCTGAATTTACCCAAAATGACATTGGAAGAAGGAATAAAATTGCTCAATTACTTGAAGAATGGGGACTTCTAAAAATAGTAAAACCAATTAAAGAATGCGATCCTATAGCATCTATTAATCAAATTAAAATAGTACCACATAAAGAGAAAAAAGATTGGAATCTGATCTGTAAATATCATATAGGAAGAAAAGGATGAATGCAGGAACATTTGACATATATGTAGATAAGCAATCCGAGTTCTATATAGAATTCGAATATGTCGATGCGAATGACAATCCTATACCAATAACAGAACTAGTAACATTTGAAGTTAGAAGATCATCTATTGTAAATAAAAATTTATTTTCATTGTACAGTGATGGTAATATCTCTGATAATGATGAATTTTATAACGGAACCGATTATGTTGTTGGTGATATAATTATAAATAACAATATAGCAAAAATAACAATTTACACAAATACTATTTCTAGAATATATCCAAATCAATATTTTTATTATTTAAAATTGCATAGTACAGATGATACAAAAACATTATTAAAAGGAAAATTTGTAACGGATACACCATGAATAAATTAAAGATAAGAATTTATCATGATAATAAAATATATGTAAATAGAAGTGAAAAAAACACGATAACTATTAAAAATTTGGGATTAAAGCAATATGTTGCTTTTGTTCCTTGATTTTTTATATTATAAATAATATAAAACATCAGATAAGGGAAAGATATGCCATATAACGTACCAGACATTTTATATTCTAAAATTAGAATAAAAAGATCATTAATATCTGGTGAAACTCCAAGTTCCCTTGAACTTGGTGAAATTGCTGCAAACATTCCTGATGGTAAATTATGGATAGGAAAACAGGATAATACTGTTCTATTGTTAAACGAAGGCGAGGTGTACTCGGCAGGAACCAGCATAGAGATAACACCAAATAATATTATAAATTTTAAACCAGAAGACGGATCAATACCAGTAGATAAATTAAAAGGAACCACAAATGGTTATTTAAAATATCTTGATGGGAATTGGTTCTTTGATAATAATGTAATAGGTTCTGGTGGTGGTTCTGGATTTATAAATGCTGATCTTTTATTTTCTTGTATAGGCGGAATTGACACAAATAGTGATTATTTTATCTTAGGGGGAAATGCTTTCGGTAATAATTGGTGTGGAGTAGAAGCAGACCTTGGTGAGTCCTTTTCTGCTGGATTTGGAATTGATATATCAACAGACAATGAAATATCAGTTGACGTAAGTCAACTCGGAATAGGTGAGTCCTTTTCTGCTGGATTTGGAATTGATATATCAACAGACAATGAAATATCAGTTGACGTAAATCAACTCGGAATAATAGAGTACACTGGACTAGGAGATGTAATTATATCAACAGATAATGAAATATCTGTAGAATTTACTTCTTTGAGCACTCATCTTATACCAGATACAAATATAACTTGGGACTTAGGGACTCCAGAATATAAGTGGAGACACCTATATTTAGATAGTGGTACTATTTATCTTGGTGATGCTACAATAAAATCAGAAGAAAATACTATTCTGGTTCAAAATCTAAAAACTCAAGACTTGACTTTATCTAACGAACAATCAACGGGAAATTCAGTAGATGGATCGACTGGAAATTGGACGATTCAAGAAGGTGAAAATGACCTATTTCTTATAAATAATAAGAATGGAAAAAGATATAAATTCGTTTTATCGGAAATTTTATAGATTATAAATAATAGAGATTTTTAATAATTTAAGGAAAAGTAATAATGGCTACAACGATTAAAACCAAACACTCTAATACTACAGGAACAACACCTACTGGTCTTTCGACAGGTGAATTGGCAGTTAATACTTTTGATAAAAAAATGTGGATCGGTAATGGATCAACAGAAGTTGTTCTTATTGGTAACAAATTATCAGCAATAGAAACTGCATCCGCCACTGACGGTGGATTTTTAGTAGGTAATGGTACTACATTTGTTGTGGAATCTTTGGGAACAGCAAGAGGTTCTTTAGGTCTTGGTGCTCTTGCAATAGAGAATGATGTAAATCTAGGATCATCAGAAGTTACTGGTACTCTTACAGTAGATCATGGCGGTACGGGTGCTACTACTTTTACTTCTAATCGAATATTAAAAGGAGCAGGATCAGGTGCTTTAGTTGCATCTGGTGTTAGTATTGATGCTAATAACAAATTAAATCTTACTACAGGGGGTGTTGCTTTTAGTAAGTATGGCTCAGGCTCAGATCCGACTTCTGCATATGGTACAGGAACTATGTTTTATTCCAGTACAGGAGCATTGAAAT